AGGCTCATATCAATATGCTTCATGGCCGGCTTAGCGAGTGTGGTCTGCGAGGTGTCAATGGATCCCGTGGCGGTAGCCTGGATTCGCAGACGCATATTCCAGGGATTCGGGCGTAAACGCCCGTCGCTCGCCACGACAATATCCTCCAAGTTTCGTAAATAAATACGAATGCGATAGCGTTGTCCACGTAGGGCTACCATAGGTAATCCAGGGTCGCCAAACCGCTGGCTTCCCAATATAGGTATGGGAACACGTAGGGTCATCGGCGTGGCCGAGCGCGCAATGGCCAACGGAGTTTCTTCGCGTCCTCCCGTTTCAGCACTTACAAGAAGTGTTGTTGCTAGTCCGTGCGCCTGACGTAATCGCCAATCTAAATATTCACCATACACCTCATGTATCAATACCTGATCCTGATAGACTTGGATGGCGTCCAACATTTGGAATCCGACATTGTTACAATATCCGAACGTGACGCCGCTCGGATCGGATACAATGCCCGTTGTATTGGCCGCGATCGCACCTGTAGGAAGCCAGGTGGGCAATACAATTCGTAAATAGAATTGACGCGCAAGATCGCCACGATGGTCGAGGTCAAAATCTACCCAGTGACCCCAATCCGGGATATTACGGGGTTTTGTAACATAGATTTCTTTCGAAAAGGCGGCAGATCGCATATACACGCTGTGAAAGAACGATATCACGGGATTTGACGTAAAGAATACGTCTTTTTTCCCCCGCGCAACAAGTTCTAATAGACCACCCGACCGGCTGGTCATGCTATCTCCTTACGTAGTAGAACGGTATTTGCTGCTACAATCGCAATCGCTCCCAGACCCTGTGTCAGTGTCGGTAGTTCGTTAGAGAATGCCCAACCGAATAGATAGGCAGAAAGCACACCAAAGAAACTCAGGGTGCTGAATACAATAGTACTAACGTTGGGTATTAAATAGAAGCGAAGCGCGTACCCAACAAATCCTATGAATGTATTAAACAGCACCATGTTTAGAACATTGCTTCCGCTTGTCAGGAAGAGGCCTGGTTTTATGTAATTCAGCCCCAACAGTATCAAGGAACCTGCTAACAACAACAACCCGCTCGAACCGTACATTTGAAACATTTTTGTCCACGGTTCTTGTGTTTCGGGATCCTTTTTCGGAGTCTGTTTGAACCACAGGTATATTCCTGTTTCGGTAGCGGCCGCGAGTAGAGCGGCGATAACGCCATAGAGGGACCACGCGGTAGGAGAAGGCTGCGCTACAAGAATGGCGCCGGCAAATGCGAGAAGTAACCACGGCATACTGGCCATAGGTATGCTTTCGCCCAATAGTGTCGTCGCACCAATCATATTGAGAAACGGATATATATAGAATAGGCTCATAGCATTTCCACCGGCCAGAGATTCAAATGCGACATAACTGGAACCGACGTGAACGAGGTTCAGCAATCCTGTAAGCGGCGATTCGGCGGTTAGAAACTGCGCGAACGTAAGGGGGGTTTTCGTCGCGATGGCGCACACAAATGCGAGCACCGTAAATACAAACATGCGAAATACAACTTGTAGTACGACACTCGCATCCACAACCTTGATGAGTGTAGGATACAGAGAGAGCGTAACCTCGGAAAGGATTACAAGAAATTCATGCCACATATGTAATCTTCTACGCAGACATGTGAAAATGAAATGGCCGGCAGTGTCGGTCTAAATGTCACATGGAGTATACCCTAATAAATGTCCTTCCCTCTATTAAAAACTGGTTCGGGTCTCAAAACGCAGCCCATTTCGACGGCTGTACCTAAAGATCTGATTGTCACCGAACGACCCCGTGTGTTTTTGACAACCGTGCGTATCCCAGACGAACATATTTGGGCAAATGGTCTATTTCAGAATGTCTATGTTATTTACAAGTTGTTGGAAATCGCCGGATTTGAGCCGTGGCTTATGGTGGATAACAACGAGGCCAACAAAGACGCAAAATTACACGAAGCGTTTCGTTTAACCGATTTCAAGACGTATATGTTATCTCCGCACACCGTCGTCGCATACATTGAGATGGGTATGAGTTGCGATCCGAGCATTCGCCGATTTTTCCGTTCCATGGGCGCGAAAGTCGCCAAACTCTATCTCGGCAATATTCTAAATATCGACATTGAAACCATTACATTTTACAAAAATGTTAATTTTAGTCATCATGTGGCCGGCGAGATTGATGAAATATGGGTATCACCTCATTACGATATACACGCAGAGTATGCCGGATCGATTAACGGACTGTGTGGAAAGACTCGAATTGCGCCATACGTATGGGATCCAATGTTTATTCAAGAAATGGGCCACGTCTATGACGCGTCGTCCTTGGGCGTTGAATCTCCGCGCCATTTCATAATCATGGAACCCAATATCAGTTTTCAGAAGAATTCATTGATTCCGATTATGGCGATGGAATCCTATTATCGCAAATATCCACAGCGTGTAGACGTAATTACCGTTATCAACGGTCAAAAATTAAAGGAAAATTCGTATTTCCAAAATTCCGTGCTACCGAATGTGACCTGTTATGGCGCGGGTAAACTTCAGTTGATGCCGCGTGCGAATATGAACAATGTCGCACGCGTGTTCAGGAATTCCATTGTTCTCCAGCACCAAGTGAACAATGAGTATAATTATAGTTTGCTGGAGTGGCTGATGATGGGATATCCGGTCGTTCATAACATTCCGCGATTCCGAGAATACGGTTATTATTACGAGGGCAATGATTTTGAGGCGGCAGCAGAGCAGATTAACAACATTACGCTACACCACGAGAAGAACAAGGAGGCATATGTAGCCCATGCCAAACAATTGACATGGACTTTTAGTATTTACAATCCGGCGAATGTTACGGCATGGAAATCGCTCGTGTTGGAAAAATAGAAATCCATACTAAGATGGGGAAACACAAAACCCGAAAGCACCGATTGCGAGGTGGTGAATTTCTAGGGGAAGGTGCGCAGGGGAAAGCCTATAACGCAGGTTGCGGTACCAAAGGCGAGTCACTGTGTACACTTATCACAGAATCAGATATTACAGAAATAACGTTATATACGGATAAGGACCCGGTGCTCATTACTAAAACAGACGAAATCAAAGAGTTTGTAAACTACACTAATCGTATGAGCGGAGTTATAGCCAAACTCTTCAAATATAAAGGCAAAACATCAAAGGTCGCTCACGATAAATTGTTGGAAGAAATAGATAGCAATAAACGTATTGCGACATTGTATGGAGAAGATGCGGATCGTTATACAACAGTGGCGCCGATTCGTGGATACAAAGACTACACTCTATACGGAGCCTATTTGAAACTTGTTAAAAAACCCGATATTTATACTGTATTTGGATCAAAATGTAATAATAAACTTACAATACATGTGAAACGGCTATTGTTGGATATTTTAGGTAGTCTTGTTATTTTGAATGGCATGGGATACTACCATAATGATATTAAATTAGATAATATGGTACAGTGTGGTGAAATGTATAAATTGATAGATTGGGGTGCTTCTGTGCCAATGCGATATGAAGAAAAGGTACACGGGTCGTTGCTTACAACGTCTCCGATGCGATGGTATACATTTGGATATAACCAATTCATTTCGACGAGTATCGTTGGGACAAAAACATATTATGGAAAATCTACAGTGTACAAATCTCCTATATTTAAAGCGAATGTAGCACGCATCAATACGGAATTTTACGAAGTTATGAAAACGACGACGGATAGAGAAACATTATTTCGTAGATATAAGGATAGTTACGATGTTTTTATGTTAGGTATGACCGCCTTACACGCAGTGATTCTCTATAATTTGGACTACGAGCCATATAAGACAACGATTGAACGGATGACGTCGTTACAAACGCCCTTGAACGCGAATGAAGCGATACGCATTGCTTCCAGCTTACCATGATAATGCTATCTAAACATTCTAATCTTTGGATATATAGTCCTAAGATGAGAATTGGTGTAACCGTTCGTTTTCATAACAGCTATTTTAGTGGTAGTATTCCACAGGTAGCCTGTGCGCTCGCAAAAACACTCACACTCGGTGGTCACGATGTAACTCTGTTGTATCCGAGTGGAGAGGCTTCGTGGTTTATAGATGTAAAGTCTTCCCAACAGAAGACGGCTTCCTGGTCCAACGACCTACGCTATGATACGATTGTGGAGGTTGTATGGTCTCTGTCGCCTGAAGATCGGGCTACATGCGCCAAACAGGTCATAGGGTTCGTACATCACCCGCCTATTTTTCATGATATGGAGTCCAGCGTATATTCCTGGAATCCTACGCAACGTAGTTTTAAGAATCTGTCGGCGTTGTGGACGTATGATTTCTATAGCAAGGAAGACGTTCATTATCTAGAGTTTCTATCGGGTGTACCGGTACAACAGATTCCCTATGTGTGGGATCCAGATAACCTAGATTCTTTCGTTACAGAAAACAATATTCCGCCCTGGAGTGCGTCAGCCGTGCGTATCGATGCGTCGATACCGGCAGGAACGCCTGCTACGCTTTCCTGGTGCGCGCGTGTTCTAGAAAGTAATTTTAGCAATACATCCCATTGTATCATTCCATTGAACATCGTTAGCCAGATTCGCGTTCAAAACAACCCGATTCGGTTTTGCGTACACAACGGTGAAAATACCGC